AATATACTCACTCATGATTGAAGTTAATTCAGCTTCAGCATCCAAAGAATGGTAAGCATTCAAATCTTGAGCAAATTCTGGAGTCCAAACAGCTTTAAGCTTTCTTGTTTTCGCAACAATAGCTTCAGATTTCATTTGAACATTAATTTCTGGAATAGAAATTGCAGTATTATCACCATTTAAGTTAGTGTTTCCGTCTTCGAAATCACCTCTGTTTTTGTCTGTTGGAGCTAATACATACTCAACAGTAACAGTAGATGCTTGAACTGGAGCTCCAACTTTTGGAACTAAAAATTCAACATTTGCTCCAGCTAATTTTGTAAAGGCTGAAACTTGGATTCCAGCAGCACCTGCTACGAAAGAACCTGTTTGTAATTGAAATGCTCTAATTGCTTCAGCATCATAGTTAGTTAAAGAAGCATGAGGTACTGCAACTACTACATGATCTCCAGCAGCAATAGAAGCTGAAAAATCACTATCAGCGTTTCCATCTGTAAACCAATCAGCAGATGAAGTTGTAGCTGTAGCTGTAGAAGAAGTATCATTAATAGAGTAGCTAAATCTTCCAGCTCCATAAGAACCACCTGTACTACCATTACCAAAAGGAGTATTTCCATCAGTATCACCATATAAAGATTTAGCAGGATTTGCATCCCCAAATGGAGATTTTGCGCTTCCATATTGGAAATCTAAGAAAAATACTAGACCTGAAGGTAAGTTCATTGGCTGAACAGAAACGAATTCTTTAGCAGCGATTTGACCAAATACCTTTCTTACTAATGGTAAAGCAACTCCAGCCCATTGAGCTCCAGTTCCTGCTGTAAAGCTTCCTGCTCCATTACCACCACCGGTGCTACTTGTTTCCATAACTAATTGCTTAGCTTGGTTTTCTAGAATCATAGACATATTGTTTTTATCCGCCTCACCATCGAGACCTTCTAACAAACCTGTCTTGTTCCATTTGTTGGCTAATCTAGCAGCATCACTCTGTAGTGACTTGTAAGGATTAGCACTTTCTAAAAGAGATTGTAATTGTGACATCTTTTTTTAAGTTTTTAAGTTTTTAAATTTTTAATTAATTTTTTGTAATACCTGCGAGTTTTTGAAATCTGCTAACCATAGCATCAGATTCAAGGATTGGCTTTTTAATTCTCTTAGGTGTTGGAGTTACTCTTGAAGCTGAACCTATCATGTTTTCAGAAATTCTTTTAGTAGTTTTTGTTTTTAAACTTTCGTTTATAGTTTCAAATACTAATTTTACTTCTTTAACTGTAGTAGCTTTATCAAAAGTTCCTAATACTTTTACCTTTTGAGATTCTGAAAGTGTTTTTGCTTTAAAGATTTTGTTTGAATAAAGTAGTTTTGCATTAAGTAAGTTAATTTCTTGTAATTCAGATTTAAGAGATTTAATTGTAGCATAAGCTTCATTTAATTCATCTTTCATTTCTTCATCTACTTCCATTTCTTTTTCTTCAGCAATTTCTTCTTCTTCAGCTTCTTCTTCCATATCCATTTCCATATCCATGTCCATGTCTACTTCTTCTTCAGCTTCTTCTTCAGCTTCTTCTCCTGCTTCTAATTCACCAGATTCAACCATATCTTCAATAACATCTTCAATGAATTTTTTAAGGTCATCTTCAGACATATCTTCGATATCAATTTCATCTTCTTCCTTTTCTTCAGTTTCTTCGGCGTCATCTTCAGCTTCTTCTTCAGCATCATCTTCTTCCTCATCCTCAGTTATACCATCTTCTTCATATGATTTGTCTGATTCTTCTAACTCGTTTAAAAGTTCTTCTAAATCCATTTCTTCATCCATTTCTTCTGAAATGTTTTCATCAATGATTTCTTCTGTAACTTCTTCTTCTTCAGTTACATCATCTTCCTCATACGCTCCATCCATTTCTTCTAATTTCTTAGATAATGCGGCATGTAATTGAGGGTTAAATGCTTCTTCTAAAGCGATTTTTGCATTAGCGATTGCTGATTCTTTCACAGCTTTGGCATCGGCTATTGCTTCTTTTAAAAAGTCTCTGTTCATTTCTTCCTAAATTTAATTTGTGTTGGGAAAGTACGTTTATTGAAATTCAAACGTAATAGTTTATTAAACAATATGAGATGCTATATGTGAATAGCATATTTGTGGCCATACATATATGAAATAGAATGGAAAATGCAAAGATAAAAAAAAAAGTATCTCTTTTTTAAGGAGATACTCTTGGTATTAGGGGTAGGAATATTATTATTTTATTATAAGGGGCAACTTCCTTTTGAGCATAAGATTTCTGTTAGTATGCTATTTACTTTTTCAAAAGGATTGATTTCAATTTCTTTTCCTTCTTTTATTGTTTTCATATATGAGCCTGGATTTGATGGAGTTGATACAAAATCCCAGCATAGTAATTCGAAATCATCTTGTACTTCCATGAGTTCTCCTCGCTGTTCCAATGAACCCATACCTCGAGAAGATACACCGCAAGTAATACCGCTTTCTATTAAAGCTTTTAAAATATTTCCTGATGGGGTAGGTAGTATTTCTATTTTACCCATTACATTATCTCCATCCCACCATACATCTTTTATATTATGAGAAACATTTTTTAAGTTTACTATTTGGGATTCAGGATGATCTAACTCACCCATTGCTCTATTTTCTTTAATAAGCTCACTATACTTATCCATTTCTCTTTCCCATAATTCCCTAGAGTAGTATCTACCATTTCCGTTTTTCACTTCAGCTGTAGCTAGAACACCTTCAACCATAGGATTACCCGACTCTGATAGTTTACCTTCAGATAAAAGGGTACCCACTGGTTTAAAGGATTGGGTTTCTATTAATACTTGTTTACTCATGGTATTTTATTTTTTATTTTTTATATAATCCATAATAGTAATGTCATTATCTCTCCCATAAGCTACTCTATCTTTATGGGTTAAACTATCAATATCTTTTTGAGTCATACCTTCACCATCACCATCATCCATTAACTTTTGGGCCATTATTTTAAGTTGTTCTACTTTTTCATCGTTTGATATATCTTCACTTAAATCCTCATTTTCACCCATAATTTCTTGCTGTTGGTATGCTTTACCACAAGACTTTTCATACAATTTTTCAAACCCTGCTTTTCTTTTTTCTAAAAGTTTGATTTCTTTTTGTATATTTTTGACTTTCGTCTTATCCATTAATTCTGATAAGTCTTCATCTTCAGATATTGTATTTAATCTTAGTGTTTTAGATTCAATTATTTCAGCTAATGCTTCAATTTTTGCCTCTAATGCTACCACACCTGATGCTCTATCAATTTCAGCTAATTTAGTATCAATTGTTTCTTTTTTAGGTTTTTTCTTTTTAGGTTTTACCTTTTTAGAATCATGAGATTCAAGATTTTCTTTTACTAATTCAGGTTCTACATCAGTTGGTTTAACAATATACCCCATACCATAATATGATTTTTCACCTGGTGTAAGTGTTTGTCTAAGTCTTTTTGATTTTTGTTTTGCTTCTTCTTTATCAACAAAACTATATAAAGGCTTATCATTACCCTGTCCAATACTACCACCTTTTCTGAAAACCCCAAAATATTTTTTATCTTCAGTAATATTTTTAGATTCTTTTAATGTTTTTTGATCATCCATCATAGTAGCTTGAACAAATGCTCTAACATTTTTTTCATCTTTAAATGGATCTTCCCATTCAAATTGATCTTCTTTTGACCATCTAATAGCTAAATCCATTAAATCATCTTGGTTTGAATCATTGAATTCTTTCTTAGTAGTTTTTTTAACCCAATTTATAAATTGGTTTCTTGATGAACTGTTAGAAGACTCAAAATATTCTTTATTTTCTTTCAACTTAACTTTCTCCATTTGATCTGATTTGGATGCTTTTAATCCAGGATGTTCATCAGTATAACCAACACCTCTTTCTCCAAATTGACCATCTTTAACATAATGAAGTTGATCTTTAGCTAAATTTTTAGCTACAATTTCTTTAACTTCATTAACTGTTTTTTCAGCATTTTTAGGATCTTTCATTTCAGTGTAGTATCCTTTTAAGAAAGCTTCACCATAAACGTTATTAACATCTTTTTTATCCTTATAATCGAAATTCTTTTCTTCTAAATCTGTTACTTCTTTAGTTGTTTTCTTTTCTTCAACTTTAGCTTCTTCATTAATAACATCAATATTTTCATTAAATATTTTAAACCAATCAGGTTGTTCAGTTTTACCTGTAGCTACGCCCCATATGTTTTCAGAAATAATAGACTTTTGTCTTAAGATTTTTTCAGCTTGGTTGAAAGTAGCTATATTATGGATGTGATTAGGAAAAGCTTTTTTAGCTTCCTTTAAGAAAATTTCTTTACTTCCTTTACCTTTTTTAATTTGGTTGTATTGTTCTTGTAATGTTTTTCTTTTCATTTTATTCTCCTTTTAATAGATCTTTTATGTCTTTAATATAATCTAAAATTAAATCTGTTGGTTTTACTACTGAATATGAGCCTGGATTGAGAGTATAGTATTCAGATGTTTCATTTTTAGCATTACTCAACATTTTATAAATATTGTTGATTTCTGTTTCAATTACATCAAATGCCTTAATTCTTTTATCTTGGTACTCTTTAGACGTTTCTGCTTCAAATAATTGCTTTACTTCTAAACCTGATTTTTTAATTTTTTTAGGTACTAGAGTATATTTAAATTGTTTTACATAAACATTATCTCTAACTCCATCACTACTTGCTTTAGGACCAGGACCTAATGTAGCACCTACTCCTTCTTTAACTTTTTTCTTTTTCTTTAATTTAAAAGCATAAGGGGTAGCGTATTGCATTCCTGTACCTGGAGTGAATGAAGATGCTCCTACACCCCCACCAGTTGAAGATATTTCTTCTAATTGGTTTTTAATTTGGTTGTATTGATCTGGGTAATTTTTTCTAATATGTGTTCTGTATTTATTAAATACATCTTTTAATTTACTTGAAAGATCTCCAATATTAGTATCATCTTCACCTTCTTTAGTTTTAGAAAGAGTTGATAATGACTTAGCAGCTTTAGATAATAATTTTAAAGATTTAGAAAATGAAGCTAAAGGAACTATTTCATGAGAAATAGATTTAGTATTTTTATCAACTTTTTCTGTCTTAAAATAGGTAGTAAGATCATCATTAAAGAAATCATTTTCCATATCAATCTCACCATATTGACTGCTTAATCTTTTAATTAAGCCTGGGTCGACGTCTTTAGGTTTTAATATTTCTTTTAATTTGTATTTAAACTCTCTCATTTGCTTTTGATAATTCTTCTAAAAGAGTGTGATATTGTAGTAAGTCAACTAGATTGTCAGTTTTCATTTTATCAGTTTTACCTAACTCATGGATTAATTTAGATACTTCTTCTAATTTGATTTTAATTACTTTATCATTAGTTTTAACTATTTGACTTTTTAATTCTTCTTTAAGTTTAATAACTTCAGAATTATAAAAATTTCTTAATTTAGAAGAGCTATCAATAGACTCAATAAATTCTTTTAATATATTCTTTTGATTTGGGTTTAAGTCAGAGTATTTGTTGTTGAATTTTTCTAATAAAATTTGATATGTTAAGATGCGAAGATCTTTACCATAAGTTTTAAATTCAGTAATTACATCATCTCCTTTTTCCTTTTTAATAACTCCGGATTGGGTTATATGTTCTAAAAGGGTGGTTTTATTTTCAATGTTTTGTTTTGCTGATGTAGGTTTGGATGAATTTGTTATCTCAATTAGAGTATATAATGAAGCTTGGGCTTTATAATCTGTGATTTTTGTTTTAAATAAATCTTCTATGTTATAATTCTCTTTTAGGTTTTTAATTAAATTATATTTTTCATTTTTTAATCTAGTCCTATTGAGTTTTTTAGATGACTCAAGTACTGCAGTTATTACATTATTAGCTTTAACTTCACTTAGATTTTTAGCTTTAAATAAAGTTTCGTATAATTTATACTCTTTCCCCAATTCAGTGTTAACAAAATAAGTTTTTAAAGTCTTTAATGCTGGAGATTCATTGTTAGCTAAAGTATCAGCTGTGATTCTCTTTACTAGAATTTCAAATAATATTCCAGTATTCTTAAATTTTGAGTGCTTAATATACATCAATGTATTTTTTTATAAATATGGTAAAATTTCTACTCCTTAATGTTAGACTCATCTAATAATGAATCTCCATTTTGTTTTTGTTCGAAAACTAACTGTTTTTTATCAGTAGGTATACTTTTTAACATGTCTTGATATTTTAAATACCCATTATTTTCTAGTGTTGGTTTTGAAGTAGATGGGGAATTATAATCATTTTTCATCCCATCTCTACCTAATCTATCTTTACCAAAATTATCATCTTGGGTTCTTTTAGATGTTTTTTCTTTTGGTCTTCCTAAATCTTTATCTTCATCATATCCTGTGGGTACATCTGATGGGTTTGTATCCATTCTTCCTTTACCATATAATGAAGCTAAATCATGAGGTGTACCATATGATTTTCCTGTTTCTTGTGGATCATTTCCTTCATCTTCAATTTGAGATAATCTGAACTTACGTTTAACATCTTCTTTAATTAAATCTCTATACTCATCATACTGATCTTCGCTTAAGTGGAAAATGTTATCATAAATCCAATCTGTAGGGAATAATTGAGTCTCCATCATTTGAGCAGCTAGATCCATTTTTTCTTTCATTAATCCTATTCTCTCTTGATCATATATAATTGATGGGGTGGTTAATGAAAGTGAAAAGTTTGCTAATTGTTCATCTCTATAACCTTGTGAGTATAAATGTACTAATGCAATTTTTTGTAATTCAGAAACCATTATTCTTTGAATTCGTTCTATAGTACGAGCAAATCTAATATCTTGAGCTGCTAAAGTAGCTTTACCATCAGTATTTTCATCATACCCCATAAAAGCTTTAGGTACTTTTAGAGCTGCAAATAATTTATCTCTTAAATACTCAACATCTGTTATACCATCCCATTGTAAACCATTTAAATTTTCTATCTTAGTAGAAGTATCATTTCCTCTAACCGGAATGAAAAAGTCTTCTAAGGAGTTTTGCATATTATACTTTAAATTATACTCTCCTGTGCTTTGATCTATATAAGGGGTACGTTTTAATTTAGAAACTGTTTTTTCCATAAACGCATCTACTTCATTAGGTGGGATAGAACCTACATTCATGTAATAAATTCTCTTTTCTGGGGCTCTTACTATTCTATGAATTAACATAGCATCCTCCATTAAAGTATATTGCTTAAATAATTTACGAGCAGGCTCAATATAAGATCTACCATAAGGTAAGAAGTTAACATCCGTTAATAATCTAAAATGAGAAACTTCATAATTATCAAATACTATACTTCTATTACTAGATTGGCTAGGAGTATTATAATACCCATCCCCTGCTGTAATACCTTCAGGATCAAATCTAAATTGAACATCTTGAGGATTGTCTTTATCAACACCCTCTAATCTTTCCATATGAAATGCTGTATAAGGAATAACATTATATACTCCAAACTTTTCAGCAACTTCTAATTTTAAAAAGAAATCACCATACTTACACATATTTCTAACCCAGGGCCATAGATTAAATTCAATATTTAAAACATCATAAAATAAATTATAAAGTACTTTCTGGATGTCTTCATCAGAAGATTTAATTTGAAGGACTTCCCCCATATCATTTTTTAATGTACTTTCATCAGCTACAATATCTAAAGCAGAAGCAATAATAGCATCTGTATCCATTGCATCATAATCACTATAAAGTGAGGGTCTTAAGTATTGGTAATTTTGGCTATTTTGTTGACCTAATAATGAAGTTGAAGAGTTAGTGTAAATTCTATTAAATCTATCTACTAATGAATTTGTTTCAAACTCTCCAGATTGTTGGATTTTATTAATATCAAATACTTTGAGTTGATTGTCTCCAGTATTCCTAATAATAACATCAGTTGAAAATAATCTTTTTAATCTTGGGAATAATCCTTTGTCTGCCATTTTAGTTATTTATTATAAATATTATAAAAGCCATTTTATGCTTTCATCTTTACCCCCAATTTCCATATTATAGGGATTTGCTGTATTATTTCCAGAGTAACCTCCACTATATTGTGTAGTATTATTTTTAACTGCTCCTAAAACTGCTCTTGCCCTATCTAAACTTTGTTGTTGGAACTTCAACGAAGTATCTCGCATGAACATACCAATGGAAAATGACATAACCAAATCATCATTGTAACCACTTTGAGCTTCAGGTCTTCCATTTCTCCAAATAAACACCTTCATTTCTTCTAATAATCTTTTTGAACGTATAGTTACACTCCTATCACCTACAAATTCTCTAAATTTACTAATACAAAGTGGTCTAGTTTTCATTGACATTGTAAATCCTGGGGTCATTTCTGAATTACCTTCATATGCTCTTAAGTAAGATTCAGCTGTGAGTTGATCAGATTTAGGGGAATGATATAAATTTTTATATCCCCTTTCAATAATAGCATCTAACGTTGCCCATCCTATATTAGCATTTTCTACTACTAACATTGCATTATTATATTCTGTGGCTAGACCTGTTAGAAAATATCCAAATTCTTTTGGGGAAATTTGTCCCCTATATTCTGCTACTTGTGTATTAGTTTCAATATCCACAACATGACACGCAGAAAAATCTCTCCCATCACCCCTAGCTACATCAGCTAATAACATATATTCTCTTGAATAGTCTGCAGGCTCCCAAACCCATAAGTTTTGATCAACTCCTCTTCTTTCTACAGGGTCTTGGATAGTAGTTTGTTTAATAAACTCAATCCACTCACTATAAAAAACTGTATCACCTGATGTGCTAAAATCACAATCACATTCCTGGGCTGCTATTCTAGGATCTCCTAGTAATTCATCTTGCCTATCCCTCCATGCTTGATCACGTTCAGGGTGAACAAACCAAGGTAATCTAATAGGAAGGAAATCATTATCTTGATTTTCTGCTGATACAAATGTTTTATGAAACCAATTTCCAGTACCATAAGGGGTACTTAATACAATTGCACCACCCCCTGTAGCTAGAGTTTGTTGAGCTGAAGCCCAAATTTCTCCAATTTGATCAATAAAAGCAGCTTCATCTACTAGTAGTAATGATACGGCTTCTGATCTACCAGCATCTGAACTTGCAGATGTAGCTTTAATTTGGGATCCATTATTTAATCTTAAAGATAATTTATTATTTTCTTCAGCTTTTATTTTTAACCATGAAGGTAAATTTTCATACATGAATTTTACCTTTGTAACCATGTTACGTGCTGTCTCTTGTTTAGTTGCTATACAAAGTATATTTTTGTCTTTATGAAATAACATTAACCATAAAGAGTAACCACCACATAAAGTTGAT